CCCTGTTTCTATGGTCTTGGATGCATCTAGGGCTGTATGATACAAAAGGTTGCCGGTAGTAAGTGCATCTAAGATTCCAATGTGGCTGACTGTTCCCCATGTAGAAGTACATTGTGGGAATGTAATGTCAGCAGTCGTGGTAGATACTCCGTTGCTAGGCGCACCAAATGTAGCTGATTGGCGAGCATACGATCCACCGCTTACCTCTGTACCTGATCCAGCATCGGTTGGATCTGCTGTATAGAGACCAACATAAACTGTTGTAGGAGAGGTAAAGGTTGTTGCTCGTAGAGTTGCATTAATAAGTGCATTCTCTAGGTAGTTTGACATTTCAGCCATGATATTTCCTTATCGTGAGGTTACGCGCATTTGTAATGGAACACCCGAATACTCGCCATTTTGATCTGCATCGGATATGTTTTTAATTGCTCTGTCGTACAGGGTTGCCCATGTCTGACTTCTTGCATCGTTAATTAAGTATGGCTCTGCTTCTAAAAGCGAGGCATAGAGGAGAGCATCTGGATAATTAGCAAGAAATACATTGCTTGCATTACCAGTAGACAATACAGTAGGTTTAGCATAGTAGAGGATCTCCAATGTATACGCTGTATCTGGCTGTGGTGCTAACTCAAACTCGCTTGCCAGGATCGTGTAATAAATTGGTTTGCCACTCTCGTCTGCCGGAGCATCCCTAGTAAATGTACTAGGAGACATATAGGTAATTGGGTATCTTGGATTGCCTTGTATGTGCAAATCACGAATTTCTAAAAAATCTGTAGGTAAGGCTACTTTTCCATCACCACTTACTGTTAGCGCGGTAGCTGACTTCAACATCTGCCGAGTGCGTAGGTCTCTTGCCATGCGTAGCTCTGCAAAGCTAATAAAGTCGGGGATAACCGATGTTAGGTCAGATCGACCTAAGTAGTTAGCCACCGATGCTTTGAGATCGGTAAAGTTTGTATAAGCCATAATCTCTCTTACTCTTTTGGTATTTCGATGTTATCCCAGCCATAGACATACTGCCCGATGTGCCGGATGCCTTTCGATAGATCGTGATCCACCCAAGTATCAAATCCTTCGTCTTTTGCCTTAATGCAGAAGTAAATATCCTCACCTAGTATTTTGTTATTACCAAGTTGTTCAAAGTAGAAGTAGGGTTCTTCCATTGCTTTAAACACTTTGGTCTTAACCAACATTACTCCACAGCCAATGCCATCAGCTTTACTGATTCCTGACATTGCGTTGGAATAGATCGGCAGCCAATCTACTGATTGATCTTGATTAACAATAAAGTTTTTAGCTGTCGGTTTAACAGGCTCAGATCGTGTAGTTGCGTTGACCCCGATAATATCTTTATCGTGAGCCATTAAAATCTTTAAGGTATCTTTTGGAAACCTCATATCAGCATCTACAAATAGTAGATAGTCTGCCTTTATTTCTAAGGCTATTTTTACCAAGCTATTACGCTGATCGAATATTAGCGTTCCAGCACTCGTAAACAGGTCTATATCGTGTTTTGTGGTCTTAATGGTATAAGCACACATCGCCACCAAATCAAACGCTGTAGCGACCTCCATTTGCCCTCTAGCAGGGATACAAATAGCGATTCTCATACCTCACCCCCTCTTGTCCTAAATACCCTGTTTTCAGGGTCATTTAGCCATTTCTTGAGAGCTTTAGGATCTTGGATATGAAAGCCACGCATAATGCCTTTAGCGTTCAGATCATTAATAATTGCTAGGGGTAATTCTGCTATCTTGTTCTTTGGGTCAAACACTTCGCCTGACCATCCTGTTTTGCCAGGATTATTGTTGTACTGCGCTTTTGTATGCTCTGCAAAATCCGTTAAATCGGTCTGGGAGTGGATAATAATCCCACCATCGCCATCCGATAATGCTGTACGAATCTCGCCATCTACAGTTTCTAAATATTTCTTCACAGTTTGATCCACCTTTCAGGAATAATATCGCTATCGTCTAGCCCATTGGTGAACCACTTTTTTGGTGCTACTACTTTGTTTCCTTTAGCAAGCCAAGCACCCCACCAACCATACGAGCTATTCGCTATGATATGGTTTTTAAAGGAAGAAAGCAACGCTAAATCTTGCACAGGATTGTTACAAGGCATGACCATATCAGCCCATTCTAGGTTCTCTGCACACCACTCAGGGTCATCGGAGAAAACCACAAAAACGCTGTTAGGGAAGTTCTTTCTAGCCTCCCTATAGTAAGCCTCATCCAACTGTACGAAAACATCTGGTAGGCTCAAATAATCGCCTCTGCGGACTGTTACTGCCACCATGTTCTCGTCTATCTCTGCCTTGGGTAGATAAAACTCCTTGCGGATCTCATCTTCTACAAAGTCAAAGTATTTCTCACTTTGCCAATATCCCACCATCATTCCTGATTTGGTGATCTCTTGGTAACTATGCTGTTTTTCCTGTATCTGCTCTGCAACATTATTTGTTACATGAAACGATATAGGGAAAACCCCTAGTTCATATTGTCTGTTTTTGTTGTCTTGATAAAAAGTAGTGTTCAACTCTAGGGTTTCTCCTAGTGTCTTAGCTACTGCGTATCCTGCTGCGTATTGGAACATCTGGTTGCCCAGACCTCCCATAATGTAAACGATCATAGAAAAGAGGGTAGATTTTGTCTACCCTCTATTCTACTTATTATCTACCTAATATCAAGCAGATAAGTCGAATGCGCCACCATGAGCAGCTTCGTTGCGAACTTCCAAGGTCAATTCAGCCAAGATTTGCTTCTTGTCAGCATCGCCAACTTTAGCAATATCATTGGTCTGGAATGGGCGCAAGTAAGCCAATGCTGCATACTCAGGATCGAGTACGAGGGCATCACGAGTACGCATAAAGCGGTTAGGAACAATCTGCAATACACCAAAGTCGGACTGATATAAATCAGCACCGGCTAGGATGGTTGCTTGACCATTCGTAGGTACTTGATAGCGTTGTGCAGCCAAGCCAGTAAAGCCTGATACTGTCTGCTTGAGAGCAGGGCTAACAACTAATACAGAAGGTGTGCCGCCACTTACGAACACTTTGCTGATTACATCCTTGAGGATGGTCTCAGTAAAGGTGCGAGTTGTACCATCGGTACGGACTGATACACCGATTGTGGTTGGGTCAACACCAGCAGTTGTACCAGCAGACTTGTTTGTGTTTGTCTTGATGAAAGACAACAACGAACTCATCTTACGAGGGGTTGAACCAGAAGTTCCTGCTGCTTGAGCTTGGTTAGCGGTGATGATGGTCTCGATGTCGCGCTTGATTTCGGCTGATGCTTTAGCCAATTGGTAAGCCATCTCAGACTTACGACCAGCAAGGTCAGAAGCCAAGAGAGTACCAGAAACCATAACAGTCTTACCAACGATCTGTGTAAGGTTGCCAAGGCGAGTTGTTGGGGTGATAGTACCTTCGGTAGCTGTTGCACCTTCTACTAATGCGTTACCAGTAGTAGCTGCTGCAAGAGCATCCGTTTGCCACTCATGGTTTACCGATGTTGCTTTGGTTTTGCCAATGGATGACATGATTGGGGTGTCGGTAGGGCTGATGTCATAAATAACATCGGTTAAGTCCTCACGCGCACCAATAGCGGTGTAGCGATCATATGCTGCCATGATTTAATTCCTTTATAAAAATCGTTCAAATAAACGAACCGCATCTTTTTTATTGCCAGATTGGCGTAATACGGCTCTCTCTTTTTTAAATGTTTCATTATCAGAACTCTGCGGATTAGAAGTTCCTGGTCGAATAGTCTTTGGAGCAGTAGCTACTTTCTTAGAAGTAACACCTTTATTTGCCATCAACTTATCGTACTGTGCTGCTTTATAGAGGGCTAGTACAGCGCGACTATCGTAAACCTGAGACAACTCTTGATCGGTAAATCCTTGAGCCTTTGCATAATTGCGTATGTCTCTACGGATTACTTCGGCTTTCACATCATCCTTAAACTCTGGGATAGCCTCTACAAGTTTTGCCTGTTCTGCTTGGATATGCTTTTGCAACTGTGCTTGCGTATAAGACTGCTGTTCTTGCTGAACTCGCTGTCTTTCCATCTGCACCGCTTGCAACTGCTTCTCTCGTTCCATCTTCTCTGCCATAGCGACTGCGTAAGCAATAGGATCTTCTGCCTTTAAATTAGACAGATCTTCTCCTTGGTTTTGCTGTTGTAACAGTTGCTCGATGACTTGGAGTCGTTGGGCATAGGTTTCTCTGGTCTTTGCTGCTTCCTCAATCTTTACTCGATCAGCCTCTACAGCCTTTCGTTGTTCCGCTAAAGATTGGGTTTTCTTCTGATAATCGGCAGTCCTACTGTAACCATTCAAAAGTTCATCAAGGCTAACTTCCACTTCTTCACCAGAGACTTTAACTCGGTATTTGGGGAGTTCCTCTACTTCTTCTTCTTGGCTTTCAGCTTCTTCTGCACTTACATCTTGCTCCTCGGACTCGGCAGAATACTCTGCCTCACTAGGTTCTGGTTGGGCTTTCGCCTCCTCCGCTTGTGGTTCAAGAAAAGACATAAATGCATTAGCTGCACCTGATACAGAATTGTCTACACTCCCTTGTGGGTTGGTGTTTTCACTCATTTTTGACCTCTATGGTTGTTAAAAAACCTTTACACGCTTCTTTTCAATTTCGCCATTGTGTGCGATTGATTGAATAGATGCTTCAAATTCCTCTAGTGCCTTTAGTTTTACTAAGGCTTTTTCTCTGCCTTCTACATCATGCTCGGCAGAACTAAAGATATACGACTTGAATGAGTCTTTCTGAGTCTGTAATAACTCTTGGAAAAACTCATCACCTAATAATGTTTTAGCTCTATCTACTTTGCTCATCCAGGTATCCTGACATCCCCAGTTAATTTAGCACCAACTTGTGCTGCTTTCAACTGTGCCTCTGCTTGGAACTCTGCTGTCTTGAGTTCTAGGTTAGCTGCTGCCTTCTCTCTTTCAAGTTGGATAGAGGCTTGTGCTTTTGCTTTAGCGATTTCGATGTCGTTTAGAGCTTTGGCACGATCTACTTCGATCTGTGCTTGTGTCTGTGCCATTAGCGCATCCATCGCTGGATTAGGCATTGGCTGTTGTGGCTGTGGCTGAGATAGTTGTTGGTCTAACTCTGGTGGAATCTCTTTAAAGAATTCCATTGAGTCTTTGTACCCTGCTGCCTCGATAAACTTACCAAGTGTATTGCGATACTGACCCACGCTTACTAACGGATTAGCAAAGCCTTGGGTTGTCAGAATCTGCTCTTGTTTTTGCATAACCATCGCTGCCATAGCCATCTTCTGATCTTGGCTACCTGTGCCTAGACCAACATTGACTGTTACATCGTAATTGTTCTTCCACTCTCTTGGGTCAATAGAGACATACTTGCCTCGTAAACGAATGACCCTTGGCTTGTCCTGATACTTTAGGATCAAGTGGAAAATACCTGCGAATAAGTCTTTTACACCTGTATCGGCAAAGATTCTAGCAATCATCTCTATACGACCAGAGCCTGCTTGTTGCATTGCTGCAATCGCTGTGGCTGTGGTGTTTTGTAGAATGTTAGGATCTATACCTTGGCTTGTAGATGTAACACCTGAACGCTTCTGCAATACCTGATCCATGTAATCTAGCATTGGGAACGACTGTGATGCTGTTGCCGGTACAGATAATGGCTGAACCGCGCCCTGAGACTTAATCCGCACTACACCGCCAGGCGATGAGGTTAATAGGTCATCTAGGTTTACTTGTCCATCTAGGGCTGTAACCCTAGGCATATTGGTTAGGTACAGGTTATCTAGGATCTGACGAGTAATCGTAGACTTAATAAGCTGTATGTCCATTGCTCTGTCGGCTAGACTCTGACCAAAGAACTTGTGTGGCATAGGAATAGGGCAGATGCTTGCAAAAGGAATGTGATCTGTTTCCTCGTTGTCAATAATCTGATCGCCTGCATAGACTACCTTGCGGAGTTCTGCAATCCCATCACCATCAAAGTCGGTACGAATATAGCACTCAAACAACTCTACTTCTTGCATCGTAAAGTCTAGGCTTTGTGTCTCGTCTGGCATCTCGCCTGCGCTGTACCTTGCTACTCTTTCAGGAGTATAAGTTAGGTCGTTGTACGCTGGCATCTTGTCCACTTGATCTTGTGGATAGCCCATAGCGATTAAATCTGATCGTGTCTTGACTGTGCGATGTGCAACAAATCGTGCATTTTTGATGCTCTTATCGCGCTTGGCGATTAAGAACTCCTCTGGTGGCACATTCTCTACACAGACCTTGCCGACTTCTTTTTTCTTTTTAATGACTACATTGTAAGAAAGGATAGGCATACCCATTGGGTCTATGCCGACTTCCTCGGTCTCTTGGCTGATTAATTCCATCTCGCCATCAGCAAACAGAAGTGTTAGTTCTTCTGCGTTTAATCCTTTGTATTCTTCCTTGGTAGGATCTTCGCTATCCTCCCACCAATACTTTACGATTCCATTCTTCTGTAGAAGTGCATCCTTCATCCAGTTATGTAGGATGATGACACCATCGTTATCGCTAAAGAACACATAATTCGTAAGTTCGGTAGCTTGCTTAGCAAACTCCTCGTCTCCTGGCATCCTAGGCTCGAACCGACCTAACTCGTCTGATCCGGCAAAGATACGCATTAACTGAGGTAAAGCACCATCTACGACCTCGGCTACTTCGCCTGTTACGATCTTAGAACGACCATCTACCTCGTTGCCATACTCGTAACGATTGTAGTAGTTGATCGCCTTTGTGCGTTGCTCTACTGTTTCGGTCTCTACATAGCCGATAGCATCATCTATCTCTGCTTCGAGAATGACCTTTAGTTTCTGTTCATCCATTTATACGCCTTTTAGCAATATCTAAGTATTCTTGGCTAATTTCTATGCCTATGAATTTACGATTTAATTGTTTAGCTACTTTACCTGTAGTTCCACTTCCAAGAAAGCAATCTAATACTGTATCACCTTCGTTTGACCAAGATATTATGTGTCTATTTACTAATTCTTCAGGGAATATTGCTGGATGTTGATAGGCTATTTTATCTTTAGTCGTTCTCATGTAACCAGTATTTATAAGCCAAATATTATCCATTTTTCGATCATTTTTGCCTTTGGCATATTTCATATTAGATACTGATCCATCAGAGTTTCTAGTAGTTGAAATTTCTTTTGTTTCTTTTTTCCAAATTGTTTTTTGTGTTTGAATATTCGTAGTTTTTGGATTATCTTTTGATAACACAAACATATATTCAAATTGTTGGTAATACCTGTTTGTTGGTGGAAATGGGTAACTGTTTTTTTGATAAATCATTGTATCGTGTAGGTTAAACCCTATTTCTTTAAAATATAGGGCTTGTCTAAACGATGTGCCTGTTTCTGAGCCATTGACTGTGGCATCACCTACTACCCAAACCACAACACCACCATATTTAGTAACTCGATATAACTCTTTAGCTATGCCTTCAAAGTTAAATGAATAGCCATTGTAATTCCTTAGATTGTCGTATGGTGGGCTAGTAACAGTCAAATCAATGCTGTTACTAGGCAATGTTTTCATCACATCTAAACAATCGCCTAAATGTAGATCGGTCATACTATCCAACTGGTTTTTACTGTTATCGGTTGCGACCAAGTAGTGTTTTGTTCCATTCCTAATGCCAGATACCTGAACGAGTCTGATCCATGACTTGCCCAGTCGTGCATTGGCTTGTCAAAAAAGACATTACGCTTTTCATCATAATCGCGCCTATAGTTCCTAAGACAGTCTAGCCCTTGCTTTACCTGTGGCATATTGAACCAACATCTCGGTAGGAGTCTACGGACTGCCTGAATACCATCATCTACAGAAAGTCTTGGCAGAACCCGAACATCTAGTCCAGCTTCTCTCAACACTTCCAATCTGCTCTTACCTGTGCCTAATTCTCTTACTTCTACATCGTGTGGTAGGAGTTGCTCTGCTTTCTCCCACTTGTTATCTTTTAGCCAGTTGACATACCAATCGAGTCCTTGACCATGATTCTCTACATAATCTAAGAGTCTTACTTCTTGTCCTGTTGCCTGTGCCACCCACAACGCTGTGCTATCACCCATGCCCAAATCCCAAGCCACATAAGTTCTACAGAGATCATCTCTCGTAATGTCGCAAAGTCTACCTTTTTCTTCGAGGTCGTTGATGAGTTTTCCATAGTAACTTCCCTCTACTGCTGCGTTAAAACTACATTCGAACTCTTGGTTGTACTTATCGTCTCCCATTTCTTTTCTAGCAGACCATAACTCTTGTTCATCTAGTAGCTTTGTTTCGCTTGCCTTGAACTGTAGTGCTGCCCATCCTTCTTCTTTCCCTGCTCTGTCGAACAAGTCCTTGAAGTGGTTGTTTCCCTTTGGTGTGCCGATAAACAGGCACGACCCTTTTCTATCTGCTAACGCTGGTCTGATAATCTCGTTCCATATTTTAGGATTCTGATCGCCAATTTCGTCTAGCACTACAGCATCGAAGTATTGCCCGCGCAAAGAGTCTGGGTTATCTGATCCGTATAACTGTATTCGTCTGCCAAAGAAATCTACTCTTAACTCCGCTATATTGGCTACTGCTTCTAGTGGTCTTACAAACTCTGTAAGGTAATCCCAAGCCACCCTTTTAGCTTGGCTATATGTTGGCGCGATATACGCATACCTAGGGTTAGGCTTGTCGTTCTTCATAGCACTCTTAATAAGCTGATTGAGTGCTGCGACTGTCTTACCCATCCTACGATGTGCCACACCAACTACAAAGCGATGTTTATCCAACGCATCGTGAATTAACTTTTGCGGATCTCTTGGCTTGTAGGGTATGGTTACTACTCTAACCACTTGACACCGACTTCACCAGAATGTTCTATAGCGTTTGTTTCTTTCCAATTAGCCCTAGTCTTTAACCAGAAGATAGCTGCTGCTGTATTGCCGTTCTTAGCCTGCTGGAATAGAGTTTGACCAATAGAGGCGTTGGCATCTATGCGACCATCTTCTAAATCCTTCTTGTAATGCTTTACTAGCGTATCGTCTGATATGTCTAGCTTGCCAGAAATATCTACATATTTAATCCCTACAGCACTAAGGCTTCGGACTAACTTTCTAGTTTCTTCGGTAGGGATATGTTCTACACCTTGCATATCATTCCTTTTCTAACTCCGAAAGTTCTACAAGTTCTGCTTTCTTGCCTGTAAAGTTTTCCCATCTTTTTACTATTACATCACAGTATTTAGGATCTAACTCCATCATTAAGCAATTTTTCTTTGTTTCTTCACAAGCTATCAATGTAGAACCAGATCCGCCAAACAAATCTAAAACAGTTTGTGGCTTGCCATAATTATCAAAACACCATTTAGCTAATGCTGTAGGTTTTTGTGTTGGGTGAACTCTTTTTTGACCATGTTCTGATGCTTTTACCATCCCATGCCACATATGTCTAAAAACATCTACTCTTACACCCTTGTTTACATATGCTAATTCAGCACCACTAAATGTATTTCCCTCTCTTTGTTTATCCCACACTATCCATCCATATCCATTAATTAGGCATGAAGCATAGTAGTTAGCACCCCAAAATATATGGAATGCATTTGGATACATAGACTGACATAAATTAAAAGAATCTACAGCAATAGAAATATCATCATCACCTAATATTTCACCAAAATTATTACCCTCCACGCCATTGGCTGTTATGCCTTTGCCACTATGAGATATGCCATATGGAGGATCTGTATAAACCATATCAATGGTAACACCATCAACTAAATCTTCTACATCATCTATGCTGGTGCTATCACCACACATAAGCCTGTGATTACCTAATATGTAAATGTCCCCAAGCTTTGTCTTAGGCTCGTCTGGTACATCAGGCACAGCATCTTCATCAGTTAGCCCTTCTGTTTCCTCTATTGGGTTTAACAGGGCATCTAGCTCATCAGGATCAAAACCTAACAAGGAAAGGTCTATATCGTCTTTTAGGTCTTGCAACTCTAGCGACAGCATAGATGTATCCCACCCTGAATTGAGTGCGATTCTATTGTCTGCCAAGACATAGGCTTTTCTTTGTGATTCTGTAAGGTGTTGTAGTTCTACTACCGGCACTTTATCCATGCCTAGTTTTCTTGCTGCCATGAGCCTTCCATGACCAGCTATAACTGAGTTATCTTTATCTACAAGAATAGGGTTATTAAATCCAAACTCTTTTATAGATCCTGCTATCTGCGCCACTTGCTCGTCTGAGTGTGTTCTTGCGTTTTTAGCGTAAGGAATCAGTTTGTCTACAAATTCCCATTTAATTTGTTTTGCGCCTAACATTCCATGCCTTTCGGGTTGATGGTTGATGTCAAAGGTTTCTATTCTACAGTATTTTTACCACTTAACTTTGTCTGCCCAATAGGCTGCACTCATCTTGCCTTTAGCGATGTTGCTTGCATGACGAGCCTTAAATGATTTCTGTCTTGCTTTGCCTGCCTCGGTCTTGGGATTAGCACCTGCACCGCTTACACCTTGCTGACCAAATCGTATGGTCTTTATCTTATCGCCTTCTTTTGCGACTACGACATGGCTTTTAGTAGGGTGATTTGGTGTTCTTTTGGGCTTATTAAATCCTGCTACACCAATCCGTTCCAATACTCCAGCAGCCTCTCGGATTTTCACTTCTTAACTCGCATTGACTTACCGGCTTCTGACAAAGCAATAGCGATGGCTTGCTTGGGGTTTTTTACGACCTTACCGCTTTTGCCAGAATGTAGCTTTCCTTCTTTGTACTCGCCCATCACTTTACCGATTTTCTTTTGCGACTTAGACATTTTCATATAAATCCTCTAGGTTATATTTACACCACAATAAAGGTGCTTGCTCTCCATCTGCCATGCCTCTTGCAATATGCTGTTCTATGGAAACAACTGTAGCACCTAGTGTGCTAAGTCCATCTACCATATCAGGGTAAACCCTATGCTTAAATCGTTCTGCGTTTGCCTTGCTTGCCTCGGACTCTCCGTTGGCATCGTATCCGTTAGAATCGTGGTCTAGGGCGATAAAAGTACCATCCTTGTACCCTAGGGGTATCCCGACTGATTCGAGCCTCTTAGCTAGATCTGTGTCCTCGTAACCCCATCCCCAATAAGTATTGGAGTATCCGTTACAGGCTTCAAAATGCCACTTCCGCATGACTGCAACTGCTGCTAATCCGTAGCGTTGCGCGCATACTGCTCTGTCTGTGCCATGTCCTACTGGTCGTTTATCCATGCCATACCAGACTATTCGGCTTGGTAGGTTAGGTTCGGTGTAGTCTGCCCACATTGGCATATAGTCTACATCGTGAAAACACACATAATCGATCATGCCTGCACAAGCTGCGTAAGCATGATTGACTATTGCGCCTCGGTTAAAAGGTAGATCGTCTGCTTGTTCGGCTAGAACAAACAATGGTTCTATGTCGGTATTTCTACGAAAGAATGAGACTGTATGAGGTAGCATCTTTTTTAGATGCTCCTCTCTGTTTCGGTAGGGGATTATTATCCCTAATCTCACTTTTTCTTTGGCTTTGCTGTTTTTGCTGCTTGTTTAAAAGCCTTGGCTGTTGGTGCGCCTGCTGTTCCTGGCTTACGCATCTTCTCGCCTGATCCTTCGGCTATGCGTTTTCTCTTTGCTGCGATATTGCTGTAGAGACCCTGTTTCATTCTTCTTCCCCTTCGTATTCTTCTTCTGCGCCCATAGCTTCCCAAGCCATACAGCCTCGTTCACCTTTGCAGACAAAATCAAATATTTCGCAATGACCCATGCCTTTAGGCACTCCGCACTTGCTCATTTCTTCGCCTGTTTCGTAGTATTCGCAGGCTTTGCACTTGCCTTCGCCATCCTTACGATCACCATATTCGGCTGTAAGAACTGCTTTTTTCATGTTGCCTTTGTTAATATCGGCATCCATTGTAGAGAGTGGGCAAGACTCGGTATCGGACTCTAATAGACCGCCCTCCGACTTCTCAGCCATCTTTGGCTCTTTGCCTAGTAGACCGATCATTATTGACATACCTTTTTCTTTCATATCGCACCCAAAAAAAAGCCCTATTTCTAGGGCTATGAAGAAGAATCACTAAATTCTGGGTGCAATGACCCAAGCAAATTATAAAACATTTTTAGGCTTTCTACAATGAAAACAAACAAATCTTTCATTAATCCCATGATTGTAGATCTCGAAAATTCCATTCTCCGTTGTCTTTCTCTCCTGACACCTTGAGCAGATCCGCATAGTTTTTAGATTTGGCTTTCTTGTCGAGTTGGTCTTGGAGTCGTTTTTTAGCATTGTGTAGATCTGTCTCGAATCGTTTTGTAGATATTCTTAATGTATGGGCTAGTTGATTCTGACTAGCGTATGGATGGCTCACATAACGAGCCTTTAGTATCTTTCTAAGTTCTAATGGTAAACCCTTAACTGCTTCTTCAATAAGCTCACCATCTTGGTTGTCAGGCTCGTAGTGCGGTTCTTCTGGTGCGTATAGGTTGCCTAGTTCTGGAATGTAGTTCTTTTCAAATGACCGGCAAGTAGAGTCTGGCTGTGGAATAACTGATCCAGATACATACCAAGCCCAGTTTCGGAGTCTATCATCTAATGACATTCACATCCCTGTATTTAAATAACTATATAATTGTAATCAAAATTTCTGTATTATTTCAATATCTTAAAGAGAATATATGAAAAATCAGTTCGGGTTTTATTTAACAGACCAACAGTTTGCAGATAAATGGAAAGAGTTTCCTAGTCCAACTCTTATGGCAAACGAGATTAAGATGAGTCCTAGAGCAGTACAGAATAGGAGAAGGTCTGTAGAAATAAGGCTAGGGATTAAATTAGAAACCTCAATTAATCTTAGAGACGAACACAATAAAAAACAAAAAGAACTACGCATTGCTAGATTAAAAGAAGAAAGCGAAAACCGAATAGAGCAAGCACCAATCTCAGTTAGAAGGGGGACAGCACTTGATAAAGGTCGTATTATTGTTTTTAGCGATGCCCATTTTTATCCTGATGATACTACTACAGCTTATAAGGCTTTGCTTAAATTTATTGAATACTTTAAGCCGAACATTATTGTTAATAATGGGGATTCCTTTGATGGTGGTTCTATTAGTCGTTTTCCTCGTATTGGTTGGGATAAGAAACCTACTGTTCAAGAAGAACTGGAAGCAAACAAGTTCTACTTAGGAGAGATAGAAAAAATAAGACCAGCAGGGTGTAGGCTTATTTGGTGTCTCGGTAATCACGATGCTAGATTTGAGACTATGCTTGCTGCACAAGCCTCTGCTTACGAGGGTGTACAAGGGTTCTCGCTAAAAGACCATTTTCCTTTATGGGAAAATTGTTGGAGTTTCTGGGTAAACGATGACACAGTTATTAAGCATCGATTTAAAGGTGGGCGATACGCAGGCTATAACAACGCTGTAGCAGCCCAAACAAACATTATTACAGGGCATACCCATGTTTTAGCTTGTCAGCCTATTACAGGCTATTCTAAGACGATTTGGGGGGTACAAACAGGCACACTAGCCGAGCCTAATAATATGCAATTTGCAGATTATACTGAAGACGCGCCAAAGGACTGGCGTTCTGGACTAGTAATGCTTTCTTGGGATCGAGGTCGTATGCTAATGCCGGAGATGATTCAAGTCTGCGGAGAAAATGAGGTAGAGTTCCGAGGAGAGATTTTAAAGGTATGAAGTTGACCTCCACTATCCTAAAGAATATCTACAATATGCTTGTGGTGTGTGAGCCTTTTGATAAGTGGAATATGCCTTTAGCAGCCCAGATTCGTTTTGTGGTTGATGCAGATCCAGATGTGATGGGAACTTACTTATATCAGGATGATGAGAAATGGGAACATATCATTACCATCTCTACTGCTAGGTGCGGATTTTTAGATACAGTTATCAGGACTATGGCGCATGAAATGATCCACATGAGCTTTTATCGTAGGAAGGGTAATAAGTGGGCGCAACATGGCAAAGAGTTTCGCGCTAGATGCCACAAAGTAGGAAAAGAGCTAGGGCTAGATCCCTTAGAGTTGTGATTTAACTACAACAAGTCCTCGTTCAAAAAGTTCACCAATGGTAGCTCGGTGCGCTTGTTCCCACATCTCAATCCTTGCGACTTTTGTAAGTGTGCTAGATGTATCGGCTTCCGCATGGCAGCGAAAACAGAGGCTGGCAATGCGAAAATCGGATGACTTAAGTCCACGACCTTTGCCATCTCGTAACTGGTTGGAATGTGCAGCCACGACAGTTCCATCTTCTATCCCACAATGCTGACATGGTAGTAGTCTAGCAACTTCTAGCAGTTTTTTGTTTCTATACATTTATTGCCTTGGTATAGGCTTGTATCCGTTTAGATACTACGACCAGTTCTTCCGATGCTAGTAAAGCCTGTTTTACATCATTCTTTAGCATAGAGTCGTGATATTCCTTCTCTAGTGTTTTTAGTCTTAATACAAGTTCTGCATAGTCAATCATTAATGGTTTCCTTCTAGTCCTGTTTTTTTATCTAATTCTGCTCTGAGCATAGCATTTTCTTCTCTAGTTTTCTTTAGCAACTGAGATAAATGGTGTGCTGTTTTTAGCATCTCTTTATACCTATTTAGGTATAAATTGTAATTTGTAGAGTCCACTATTTTGTACCAATCTTTATAGAAATGTATACTATGAGAAACACAATTAATGCCCAGATGTAAACAAAGTCGCTATCGAGCATGGCTATCTACAGATCGGTTAGTAGCCTCTAGACTGCGCCATATCTCGACTTTAAGTTGTGCTGCGGTTAACATCCATTTGATCTTTTCCTCGCACTCTACAGCCTCTTTTAAGCCCTCTAGCAAGCCAATATACTCTAGGTCTGCATACGCATCAACTTCTGCTGCTGCAACAGACTTAGCCGATGACTTAGACATAAGAATACTACGCTTAGATTTTAGGAAGTTCTCTAGGTAGATTCTGTTTGCCTTGGCTTTAGCAAAGTCTCCTGAATACTTCATTATGTACTCTACTGCTTTTGTTGGTTCTATATCCATTTTCCCCATTCTCCCTTGTTACCTTTTAACCATTGATCTTGAAAGTCTGATAGTAAATTTATATCAAGATTTTTATCTGATAAATATTTCCTAAACTTCTGCAATCCCCAATCCGATCTCCATTTGCATAGTTGGCGCACAGCGCACTGGTGTTTCCATTCTTCCCCATTGGTCTGCCATTGCATCTGCTATTCCCTGGAATGTTTTGTTTCTAATCTTTTCTCTTTCTTTTGGGCTGTGTTTAGCAGCATCAGCATACCATTTTGTCATTCTTTTACCACTAGAAAATGTAACAAACTCTCCTCTACTAACTATGTTTGTTGGATTTAAAAATGGTAATCCTTTTAACCATAGACAAGTAGATTTGCTTGCTTCATGTCCATATTGCCAAGGTTGAATAATTTGATCTGGCTTTCTCCACTTTTTACTCATAATTCCTATTGGATTTTCTATAACATATCTAGGAATATTACAGTTTGCCAAAGCCATAAAAAAATCTATGCCTTGCTGTTGCCTACCATCTGCAATCTTTTTAGCAAAGTGTCTAGCACCACTAACTGCCAAATGAGTGCAAGGTGGATGTGCAATCATCAAATCCCATTCATCATTAATGATGTCTAAAACATTACCTTGATAATGGTTTCCATTGGTTTCTGATGGCTCTAAATCACAAGACCAGGCATCATGCCCTAGTTTTGCAAAAGCATCCCTGACAGTTCCACTAAATTCGCAGGCAACTAATACTCTCATGCACCTACACCTACCGACCCGATCTTAGCCGAGAGCCTAGCCCTAAACTGAGCAAAAGACTCTCCTGCATATGGGTTTAATCCTAACTCTCTGCCTTTAGCCAAAGTAAGTTCATCGCTTGCATACCAAGGTAAAGGTGGTCTTTTATTCTCTTTCTGCTCAATAACAAGCTCATCCTCGAACCTCTCTTGATTTAACCAAGTAGATGCATGAGGGATAAACTCCCAATCAGTTCCCTTTGCTGCCCAGTATTTTCGATGCTCTACTATTGCTTCTAGTGCTTTTTGTTGATTTTCCTGACTTAGTTTTTCCCACGATCTTCTTGCTGTTAGCTTTCCGACCTTTTTTGGATATTGCGACCAAAAGTTCTCGAATTTCATTTTCCCTTTTCCCTTTCATGTTTTCTATTGCCTTCACCAACATACTTTCTAAACCATGCTGCAACAACATCTTATGTCCCTGACTATCAAACACTACCTCTACATTAGCAGAGCCATCTATGTTTTCTCTAATCCGTTTGATC